GCAACGAGCATGTCTTGACCAACATGTTGAGATCGAGACCTGGAAATCTTTCCCCAACTATATCTCTGTCTAGTATAAAGACCACATGAAATAGAAACTTCTGTTTGGGTAAAAGTTTGAAATTGTCATCTATGTACAATCTCGATGCATGTTGGTAGTCTTTCATGCCGGGCAATCCGTTTGAAAAACCTTCTAAAAAATTGTTAATGCTAGGCATGTACGTATTTATGGCCATAAAAAAAGCGCCGTTAATGGCGCTTCTTTTACTTTATAATGCTAACTTGATTAGATACCACCACCTGTTGATAGTGTACCGATTGTTCTTGTAACGGCAGATCCTATACCTGTACCTTGTGGTGTTTGGATTGCGTTATCATATTTTACAGAAAGTGTTATAGTTGCTGGTTCTGAAGTGTTGTATGCCAACGAATTATAGTTCACTGACTGAACATACGAACCGTAAAGTTCCCAAGTTTCTAGTATACCTGGTGTAGATGCTCCATTACCACCATCTAACATTTCGATTCTAGTTGTAAATTTGTAGTCAATACCAGATGCGGCACTTGCCTGTTCAAAGAAATCAAACTGTTTCTGAACTTGTTCACCAACCAATTTAGAAACAGCATTGTTCACGTCATCTCTGATAGTGATTGTAACTGGTTCCCAAGTGTGTTTGCCTGGAAGATAAACTTTTGAGTTGTAAACATCCAATGTCACATCATCAAATGTCAAGTTTGGTCTTGTAACATCCATGATCTGTTTTGTCAGTTCTGATCTAGGAGTTGATACACCAAAGTTTTCTAAGATGACTCTAAACCTATATTGGAGTTTTGGCATCAACAAACCTTGTGATGCTGAACTCTGGTCGTTTGCTAGTGGTACTGTAAATTTTGAAAGTGTTGAAATTGCCATATTGCTCCTTTATTTACCAGGGATTAGTTACCTAGGTTTGCTATCTCCCCTGTGTTTTTTATTCTTAAAGGTATGTAAATAAATTCAACCGATTTAACCGGTTCAATCGCAATATCCACATACAATTCGTTTCTGTCTATTCTTGTCGCTGTGTTGTTCGTTTCATCACAAACTACTAAGAAATCATATAATGCTCTCTGACCAACCAATTCTAGCAAGAAAGATTCAACTGCTTGTTTGATTTCGTTTCTTGTCAATGCATCGTTTGGTTCAAAGATGAAAGGTTTGGCGATAGCATCTAATTGACTTCTTAGATACACTGTTAACCTAGAAACATTTATTCTATCTAGAGCGGATGCCGCAGACGTCTTGGTTAAGTTACCAAAGTTTACTATACCTGCTCCTGAAAAGAAAGTTATAGGGTTGATTTTTGCTGTGTGCATTGAATTTCTTACAGACTCTGTCAATGATACTGTTTCAAACTCTCCTGTGCTTGAATTAACGTATCCAACTGCACTTGCGTTGTCAACTATCCCACGTCTTGTACCTGCCGGTGCAAACCATGGAAAACCAATGTTATCGTTGTTCGCCAATACTCTTAATACCATATGTGAACTTGGTACAACAATATTATTACCTGAATTATCAGTAGTTCTTCCTGATGGATAAAACACACCAAGATAATCTGAACTTGTGACAAGTCCTGTTTCGCCATTGTCTGAAGCACTTGCTGAGTTATTTGCCCAATTAGTGATCTCTGTAGATGTTGAACCTAGTCTAAAAGGTGTGTCACCTAGGACGAAAGCAGTGTTGTTTCTGTCTGTGTTAAGAGTGATCATTTCAGATATCGTTTCTGGATAACCTGGACAAGCAATTACGTTGAAGCCTCTTTGATCTTCTCTGATTGCTTGGTTTGTGTTGATCTCTGATTTTAACTGAGCACCGATCACTTTTCTTACCGCTTTTCTACCAAAAGTTCCCGAACCGTTATCGTTGTTGGCGTTTTTAGTCACCCATCTGTCTGGGAAGTATGTTGAAACCGATTCGTTACTGTATCTTATGTTTCCTTTTCCGGTGCTTCCTGAACCAGGATATGTTGTTGTGTTGATGTAACTGTTCCTGTATTCCTTGACATTGTATCCAGATCTTCTTGTGTTCCATAATAGGATAGACTGAGGATATAGTGCTGGGTTAGGAGCATCTGGATCAACGAAGTCATCGCTTAAAAGATCTTTTATCGAACTGTCTGTTGGTGCTCCACCTGTGTTGTTTGTATCTGCTTTTGTGGCCGCAGTGTGTGATCTAGCATCTGCGAAAACAATTCCGTTTTCTGTGGTTTGGTCAGTGTTGTCAATTAAAACAAAGTCCGCCCCGTCGGATAAAGTAGTGTCGTATCTGTATAGTTTAGGAAAGTTTTCTAGGTCGCTTGTGTCAATCCATAAGTCGTTAGCCACCAATGCCGTTCCATCCGATTGAGTAGTAGGTTTGGTTGCTGAGAACTGAGGACCGTTTGGATCTGTTGATCCGTAAACGTTTACATAACCATCCCATTTACTTCCATCGTGTACCATGATGTCTGCTTCTAAATTTGTGTTATACCAAAGTGTGCCATTTGTTGGCTCATTAGTTGGTTGTGTAGTAGAAGCAGTATATGATAATCTCTTCCAGTTAGAAGCCATTACAGTTGCTGGCTGTGTTGAGTCTTCTGTGTAACCTGCCGGAACATCATATAAGTTATCAACCAAAGTGGCTGAGTTTGCTGTGTATGTTCCATAAGCGTGACCATTGGCTGTACCAAAACCTGCATCATCTAGAGCAGTTCCTGTAACCTGCCACATCCTAAATTCTCCACCAAGTGCGTGTGTCATTCTGATTGCACCAGTTGAAAGTTTTTCTGCTGACACGTTAGTCAAACCTGCGGCCGAAACAGCAGTAACAAATGCATCTGCATCCGTGCCTGCAAGTGTAACAAGTTTAGCAGTGTCTAGGGCCGATTGTGCTTTTAGACTTTCCTGAATGTAGAAAGTGTGTCCGCTTGTCAAAGTTGGTGACGTATCATTTGAAGTGATTACTGTCGCTCCACCTTCGTATCTATAGATTTGGAAATCTTGTGTCGCTCTAGTTGTGTCAGTGGTTGAATCTTCACCTGGTCTGATGTCTTGCTCTGTGACATTGTATTGTGTGTATAGGTTTCCGGTTGATAAACTTGTTCCACCATTCACTGGATCTAAACCATAGATCGCCGAATGGTTAGTGGCATACAACGGAGCGTCCACAGTTGAGAAACTGCTTGTCGCAGTTGAATATAATTTGACAACAACATCTGCTCCTGAATTAGGAGTTGTAGTTTTGAACCAGATTGAATTGTTGGCCGCATTTTGTTCAGCCGTTTTCCATAATGGTCTGTCAGTGTGAGCCGACTGTTGGAATTTCACGTTGGCATCACCTAATGCAGTACGCCATGCACTTGATCCAACTTGTACCCAAGTGTTGCTTGAAGTCTTGTAGTAAGTCTTGTTAGTAACATGAGTAGTGTTGATTGCGTAATCACCGATGCTACCAATTGATGTTTTTGGTGCGCCTGTTGATACAGCACCAACTAAATCCGTAGTTGAAGTGATGTAGATTGGTGTGATTGTTGTGAATGATTGATTAGTTCTAGACCAAGCAAAAAGTCCAGGAACTGATGATGTTAAATCAAACCAATATGTTCCATTGCTTGGAGACGCTGTTGGAGCCGTGGCACTACCTGCAAGTTCTGATAAGTCAACGTTGGCTCTCAATACAAACGCTCTGTTGGCCACACCCAAAAACGAGTATGCTGACTGTAATCCGTATTCATTCAATTCGTAACCATTGATAGGATTACCTGATGCGTCTGTGTAAAAAGTTGGATCTCCGAAAGTTTCTGTCAATTCTCTCTGAGATGAAATTAAGTAAACTGTGTTAGCGTTGGCAGAAGTAGTTCCTGCCGCAGTGCCTGTTCCAGCACCGTTTCTTTTGTCTTGTGCAGTAGCAACTATCAGTAATGGAGTTGTGCCCGCGTCTGCTGGTACATAAAAACTCTCGTTTATTACTGAAACTTCTACTCCTGGTGATGTTAATGCCATGTTATGTTCTCCTTGCAAGTGTAACTGTTGTATTTATTGCGTTGACGGCAAAATACGGTAAAAGTTCCAAGATTTTTGGTACCTATATAGGGTACGTAAATAAGTGCATGAAGCGACCTTTATGCGTGAAATGTGCCATGAATCCACGTGCTTATGCCTATAGGAAAAATAACAAAATATACTGGCGAAGATTGTGTGATTCGTGTATACGTATGAAGAAAAAACAGAAAACGGGTGGACAGCCACGTTGGGTTGCGGCTGGATACAAAAAGAAAAAGAGATGTGAGCTCTGTGGGTTTAGGGCATTGGTGGGTAATCAGTTGGACGTATATCATGTGGATGGCAACAAGAATAATGTCGTGGTCTACAATCTTAAAAC